GACGTTCGTCAGGCGCAGTGGGGGTGACCCCGATCTGCTACAATACTCTCAACCGCAACCAACCCCCATGCTTCGCCCCAACGCCCGCCAGACCAAAGGACAAATCGCCAAAGGTGATGGCGCACTGAAAGGCACGTGCCCCGTGAATGGCAGTGCTGGTTCGGGTCGTGCCTTCACCATTACCCCCGTCGTTGGGTTGGGGCGTCAATGGGTCGGTGATAAGGACGCCAACGCCCGCCGCTTTGCAGAGCAGGCACGTGCTGACCGTATCGCTGCTGCCCGTGACCGCCTGCTGAATCGGGTGGGTCATTCGCCGCTCGCTGCCCGCTTCTGAGTCATTCGTGCGTCGGCAGTCATTCGTGCGTGTTTGGCAGGGGTCCGGGATTTATGCCCGCCCCGTCGGGCGGCGTGTTATAATATTATAAAGGTTAAACCCCCGTATATAAAATCGATGGGTCCCTGTAACCTACAAAGTGTTACGGAAGCAAGCTAATTATTACATTGAAGATTAAAAATTTTTATGCCATATATAAAAACGAAAAAGGTTGTTTGTTTTACACATATGAAAAAAAATTCCGGGGAAATTTTTGAGACCATAGAGGTTGATCCAGTTAGCGGTGATTATTACATCAAAATTCCAGGTGAGATTATGAATGAACTTTCTTGGTATGAAGATACTGAGATTTCTTTTACTTTAGATGGTAATGATATTATTCTATCTGAAAGAAAGGAAGATTGACATTGAATACATAATGTTGTATGATACTGAAGCAGCAACAGAAGAATGGGATTATAATCTTGCAAGAGAAATGGTAAGAGGAAAATCTGTTGTTTTCTGTCTCCCAGGGCGGGGAGTTTCATATACATATCTTAAAAACTTTGTACAACTCTGTTTTGATTTGGTGCAGAGCGGGGCAAGCATTCAAATCTCACAAGACTACTCTTCAATGGTCAACTTTGCCCGTTGCAAGTGTTTAGGTGCAAACGTATTACGTGGACCAGATCAGGTGCCATGGGATGGTAAACTGAATTATGATTGGCAGTTGTGGATTGATTCTGACATTGTATTCAACACTGAAAAATTCTGGCAACTGGTGCTAATGGACAAAGATATTGCTTCTGGTTGGTATGCAACAGAAGATGGTCACACAACTTCGGTTGCTCATTGGATGGAAGAAGATGACTTTAGAAACAATGGTGGTGTGATGAATCATGAAACCGTTGAGAGCATCTCAAAGCGTCGTAAACCATTCACTGTGGATTATGCAGGTTTTGGTTGGTTGCTGATTAAGCACGGTGTCTTTGAGCACTCTGAAATGAAGTATCCTTGGTTCGCACCAAAGATGCAGGTTTTCGAATCAGGAGAAGTGCAGGATATGTGCGGTGAGGACGTATCTTTCTGTCTGGATGCAAAGGAGGCAGGATTTGAAATCTGGTGCGATCCACGCATTCGTGTTGGGCATGAAAAAACAAGAATCATCTGAGAAAATGGCAGAGGAAACGTATAACATCATCTGCAAGGGAAGAAAGATTTATTCCTCACTCACTGAAGAAGAATATTTCAATGTAATGGAGGATCTGTCGATTGAATATTATCAGACAGGTTCTCCACGCCCTGAAGATATTGAAACAGAAATTATTGGAGAATTAGATTAATGGCAATTAAAAAATCACTCAGCGGCAATAAAATCATCGAGTCTCATCCAAAGAATACTCGGCAAGGATGTGGGTCTAATACCAAGTATGCAGCGTCTTCTCGTAACAAAGCTCGTAAAAAATACAGAGGGCAAGGGAAAGGATAATCAACCAAGATGTATCATTTAGATGGAAATGATGAATGGAATCATATACATCCTGAAGATCTTTGGGTATACAATAAATTATTTTTAAGTCGGATGTTGGGGTATACATGTGGTCCTGTTGGGACTACAGTTTTCAAACCCGACTTTTATATTGTTCGACCTTCTTTTAATTTACTTGGAATGGGGCGTTTTGCTCGTAAAGAATGGATTGAAAAACACACCGATAATATTCATCCTGCAGAATTTTGGTGTGAAATTTTTGAAGGCGAGCACATTAGTGTTGATTTTTATCATAAAAAAGCAGAATTAGTCGTAATTGGAACTCGGGATGATCATGAACCTCTTTATAAGTGGAAAAAGTGGCAAAAAATAGATAAAGATATTTCTTTTCCGGATATTTTAAACAATTTAGTAGGCAATTACGAATGGATTAATTGTGAATTTATCGGGGAAAATCTAATAGAAGTTCATTTTCGTAGAAATCCTGATTTTCGTTATGGAAATTCTGTTGCGATTCCCGTTTGGGATGATAAAAAAATCAAAAATATGAAATTCATTGAAGACAATGACTATCATCGTAAAGGTTTTTATATAAAATAAATAAATTTTTACCGCAAAATGAATTGAAACAGTTTTCGATGGGCAGACACCTACTTTTAGAGGTGTATGATGTAAAATTTGATATCATTAATGATGTAACTTCTCTCCAAGAAGCAATGGTGAAAGGTATAAAACGTGCCAATATGACGATTTTAAATATTTTTTCACATTGTTTCATTCCACAGGGATGCACAGTGGTCATTGCCCTTGCGGAAAGTCATGTTTCCTGCCATACTTGGCCAGAGGAAGGTTGTATTGCGGTAGATGTTTATACTTGTGGGGAAGGAAATCCTAAATTAATCGCTCTAGAAATGTTAAAATACCTCAATTCTGACAATTATTCTCTACGTGAAGTCGATCGTTAAATAGAAATAAGGAGATAGCAACCTCCTTTATAAAAGTTCTGTTTTATTTTTAAAACAGGAGCTAAAATGTCAAATTTACCAGTCGATCGTGATTCAAATTATATGAGAGAAATGTGGGGCACTACCCGCCTGATTACAGATTATGATACCGTATCACCAAAAAGAGTCATTCAAGAGGTTATGCACGATTTGGCACCCAAGCATGACTTAAAAAAACAACAAGAATTGCATGAAAAAATTCGCAATGATGAAGATTATGATGATTGGGAATATGGCACTGAACCTGGATATGGTTCTTCCTGGAAATAAACATAAATAATCCAAGAAATTTCATATCCAATGGCAGTCACACGAATATCTAGATCATTTAAGGATATTAGTCTGTCTTTTGATCCACATCCAGTGACAAAAGACCTGCCAATTTTGAAAAATCAAAATGCGATTACTCGCTCTATTCGCAACCTTGTAGAAACAATTCCAAACGAAAGATTTTTTAATCCAAATTTGGGATCTGATGTTCGTTCTAGCTTGTTTGATTTTGTTGATTTTGCAACAGCATCTGTAATTAGAGAGCAAATTATCAATACAATTTCCAATTATGAGCCTAGAGTTGATAATGTGGATATTGAAGTCAATCCAAGTCCAGATACAAATGAATTTGAAGTGACTGTAATTTTTGATATTATTGGGCAAGAAGTACCAACACAACAGTTTTCATTCATATTAGAGGCAACAAGATAAAATGCCTTTTACTCAATTTACAAATCTAGATTTCGATCAGATAAAAACTTCAATCAAAGATTATCTCCGTGCTAACTCTACATTTACGGACTTTGATTTTGAAGGATCTAATTTTTCTGTTTTAATTGATACGTTAGCGTATAATACCTACATTACGGCATTTAACTCTAACATGATTGTCAACGAATCCTTTTTGGATTCTGCAACTGTAAGAGAAAATGTCGTTTCTTTGTCTAGGAATATTGGATACGTTCCTTATTCAAGAAATGCTGCTAGTGCAACGGTTTCATTCAGTATAACCGTAGATCCAGATCAAATATTGCAAGACGGCACTCCCGTTTATACTCCGTCAGTCACACTACAAGCGGGTCTTGTATGCACAGGTCTTGTGAGAGGATCTTCATATGTATTTTCAATTCCAGAAAGTATTACAGTTCCTGTTGTAAATGGTGTTGCTTCATTTAATAATATTATAATTCGAGAAGGAACATTCTTAACAAAGAAATTTACTGTAAATGCATCATTAGACCAAAAATTTATATTAGATAATTCTTTTATCGATACCTCAACAATTAGAGTATATGTGAAAGGATTGAGTGATAGCGGACTCGGTTCTTTATACTCTCTAGTAGATAATATTTTTGAAGTAAACTCAAATTCAGAAGTCTTTTTAATCCAAGAGGTTCAAGATGAAAAATACCAACTTCTTTTTGGAGATGGTAGATTTGGTAAAAAACTTGAAAACTCTGCAGTGATTACTGCAAATTACATTGTAACAAGTGGTAAAGATGGAAATGGTGCTGATACATTTTCATTTGCCGGGTCATTTAAAGATGCCGATGATAGAAATGTTGTTGTAACGAATACAATCACTGTTACCACAAATCAAAGTGCTCAAAATGGATCTGAGATAGAAACTATTGATTCGATTCGTTATTTTGCTCCACGACTATATTCTTCACAGTATAGAGCAGTAACTGCAAGTGATTATGAATCGATTATTAAATCTAAGATTTATAGAAATGCAGAATCAGTTTCTGTTGTGGGAGGAGAAGAGTTAAGTCCTCCAGAGTATGGATCTGTGTCAATTAGCATCAAACCAAAAAATGGCACATTCGTTTCGGATTTTGACAAAGAGCAAATACTTTCCAAATTAACTCAATATAGTGTTTCTGGAATACGCCCCAAGATAGTTGATCTTAAAATACTCTACGTTGAAGTTGAATCTTATGTTTATTATAATTACAACCAAGTTGGAAGCGTTTCCGATTTAAAAACAAGAGTAACTAATTCCCTTAACAAATACTCTCAATCTGTAGACTTAAACAAATTTGGGGGAAGATTTAAGTATAGTAAATTACTTCAGGTAATTGACAATACGGATACAGCAATTACCTCAAATATTACCAGAGTTAGAATTAGAAGAGATTTGAAAGCATTAATAAATCGTCCAGCACAGTATGAAATATGTTTTGGTAATCAATTTCACATTAATGAAAAATCCAACAAAATTGGATATAATATCAAATCCACTGGATTTAATATCAAAGATGAACCAGATACCGTATATTTGACGGATACTCCAAATGATGATGGGATTACTGGTGTAATTTCAATTGTAAAACCAATCAAATCTTCTGGAGTCGGTGCCGCTACAACATCATTATCTCCTTTTATTGTCGTACAGTCTGCTGGCATTGTAAATTATAAAAATGGTGAGATAAC